AGATTTCCATTGCAATGAAGATTCTTATAGATCTTCATCACAGTCTTCTGCTTAATTGGATGCAAAATTGCCTCAATCATCAGAGCATTAATATCCATCAGGACATAAACTCCTCAAGACCTTTGATCTTGGCTGCTCTGCTGACCCGTCGTTGACCTTTTTGTTTGATCTTGGATCTATTCTGTTTGATAGCTTCTTTAGCTTTTTCTAAGGTTTTATGCACAGAAATCTGCCTTCCACCATAGATAATCATGTACTGATTACCATAGGGCACAGCAGCCCATCCGTCACTTGACACAAATCCATCCATATGCTATGTTGCGGACATCCACATGATACCACACTTTAAGGAGCGTGTCAACCCATGAACCCAGATACCATCAAGCTTCAGAAGATGAGCAGACAGTTTCATTATGAGTCTCAAGCAAGACTTATAGAACAAATGGAACCTGAGGAAATTCTCAACGCAGCAAAGAGCTACCTCAAGCTGTATCTTATGCAACAAGAAGCCCTTGAAGGTCTGGGGTTGACATTTGAGGAGGAGTCTGGTACTATATAAGGGTAAGTCACAAGGTTACCATCATGTCAACCATTATCCAGAAGACTCGGTATCGAATTGTTCTTGATTTAGATGTATATGATGATCTCGATCCCCAACAGATCGATTGGCACAACATTCTAAAGCTTGAAGGAGACGAAGATGTCAGTGTTACAGTTAAAAACCTAGATGACTACCGTTGGTAAAGCAAAGCCCCTCTTCTGAGGGGCTTTTTTTATAGTCTATCTAATAGATCTTTTAGTTCATCAATACTAATACCCATTAAGTCTAATTGATTTACAAACTCTCTGACAAATGCAATTCTTTCGTCAGGTTCTCTATCATCGGTTAGAGTATCAACAATTTCCCATGCTTGTGTATCTTCATTAAAGAAAACGTCTTGCATGTATTTTGTTTCAGGAATAGGCCCTAAGGCATAGTCCTTCATGTCAGGTCTAAATTGTGGATCATGATTATCAATTTTCTCACTCCATGGTTCATACTTACTGTAGTATGTTCCACGATAATCTTTGGTTACAAACCATTCATTTGATTCTGGATCAAAAATTGCAATCCTATCTTTGGCGACATCCTCAGGTGGAGCAATTTCTGTTGCATAACCAGGAATCAAATACACTCCTGGTTCTAAAGGTGACTCATCTGCCTCAGATGAAGCCATGAAATAACCATACTGAGGATGGTAGTTATAAATTGTTTTCATGTTATCAATCCAAATAAAGTATACTAATTAATTTCTTTCCCAGCTGTTAGGTAGAATCGAAGCATCTCTGCTGATAGAATCCCAATTGGTAAATGTTCCGCTTAGATATTCTCTTTCAGCCTGCTCAAATCTTACACCAGCAAGCTGTTCTGGTGGGGTGGGCCAATTTGGACTATCGGGCCATCCGTCTGTGCTTGGAAGTGCTCTAACAGCAGCTCTATAAGATGCCCAAGCTGCTTGCTGTTCTGCAGTTCCTGGATAGTCTGCAAGTTGTGTCCAATCAGTTCTTTCTAGTAATTCCTGAACTTTAGCTCTTAATCTAAATTCAGGGATTTTTGTCATACCGTCAATAACAACAGTAGGATCTTCATCTGCAGGTTCTTCTTCAACAACAATATCTCTTTCAGACCATTGAGATGATGCTGCCGTTCCTTCACCAGCAGGAGTCTCTTGCCAGTATAATTCTTTGCCAGCAGTTACTGTTGGCGGTGGCGCAACCATCGTTGAATTCGGTGGAAGAATATATTCACCAGCCTTGCCAGTGGCAACATCAATAGATGTGAGGAATTTTTTAGTAGCTGAGTCGTATGTGTATGCTTTTGCCATTTTTAGAATTTAATTAGTGCTAACATTGCATAATTTTTAGGTCTTGTTTCATTACCACCAGAGTAACTTACACAACCCTCTCCACATGCTCCACAATAATTACTGTTGTCAATTTGTGGATAACAGCCGCAGTCACGACTACCACCATTTTCAACAGAACCTAATCTAATTCTATGGTTGTGAGAGGCAATTTCTTGACCCTGTGATGTATTTATACTTCTACCACTATCCACTCCTCTACCATTGTCCCATCCACGGAAGAACTCCCCACGGTAGTCAGGCAATGTGAACGTGGTGCTTCCATCACCTGATCCATACGCAGTCCCCAAAGTGGCAAATAATGCTGCATAAGTTGTTCTGGAAACATTAGCACCATTTGCTTTTAGAAATCCATCAGGAATTGTATTTGCAGGAAACCAGCAAATAGCACCTGCAGGAACATCACTTCCTTGAAGTGCATCGCCATTTAAGTCAGTTAGTGCTCTTACTTTTAAAACGCTCATGATTCGACCCTAGGTAGTGTTATTTAGTATGAAATGATAAACATCATTGCACGGTTTCTTGGTTTTGTCTCGTTGCTACCAGTATCGTTCATAACAGAACCAGACATGCCGCAAAGATTACTACAATCTACCTGAGGAGCACCGCCATCATCTCTACAGCAACCATTCTCGGAAGTTCCACGTTGAAGAGAGTGTCTGTGAGACTGATAAGCATCGGTTTGTGATGATCCGATGGTTCTAGAACTATCTACGCCTCTACCATCATCCCAACCCCTAACAAAATATCCTCTCAAATCAGGAACGTTAAAGTTTGATCCAGAACCACCATAGGTATAACCAATTGCACCAAATAAATTGGCATAAGTTGATGTTGACAATGATGCACCGTTACATTTCAAAAAATTTGTCGGAGCAGTGCTGCCAGCATACATGTAAATAAGACCAGCAGCAGTTAATCCGCCGAGTAGGTCGTTTCCATCAAAATCAACAATAGATGTTACCTTAATTACGCTCATTTATCTTTCCTCAGAATTTAATGATTGCATGTAGAGCATAGTTTCTTGGTCTGGTTTCATTGCCACCAGTGTTAGCCAAACTATCAGCTCTTACGTTACCTCTTAGGTCGGTGCAGTCTGTACGTGGATAGCAACCACAGTCACGACCACCGCCGTTTTCAGAAGATCCAGCATTAAAATTATGGCGGTGAGAAGAAAAGTTGTGATCCTGGAAAGAACCAAGTGTTCTACCAGAGTCTACACCTCTACCATCGTCCCAACCTCTAACAAACTCACCACGAAGATCGGGTACATTAAATGAACCACCAGATCCACCGTAGGTATATCCAATGGCAGCAAATAAACTTGCATAAGTTGATGTTGACACCGAAGCACCATTACAGGTCAGGTATCCTGATGGAGTGCTAGAAGATGTGTAAAAGAATACAGTTCCTGCTGGAGTACCGCCACCAATTAGGCTGTTTCCATCAAGATCCTGAATATCGTTTACTTTAAGAATACTACTTTGTGACATAATTTTTAATTAAACTACTACCCAAGTTGTTCCTGAAGGAACTGTGACAGTGACGCCAGAATTGATCTGCACGGGACCAATACTCATATAGTTTTGATTGGCTGATAATGTGGTGTTAGATGTAATATTTTGATCTTGGCGCATGATGTTTCCACCACCACCAACTCCAATTTCCTGTGACATAATACCCCCCTAGAAACTAAGGTTTGAAGTATTTATACGTTAGGTTCCAGGAAACCCTTCTGGAATATCATTTTGAAGATTTGGATCCACATCTAGAGTTTCTCTATCTTGCAATTCAACAGCACCCAGCATAATTTTCATTTCAACACCACGTTTTTGATCTTCTACAATCTCATCAAATAATTCTTGATTCACTTCACCATTAGATCTTGGCACATTAAGTGTTTTTCTAAGTACCAATCCTTCTTCATTTACAAAAAGAACGTCAACTTGTTTTTGACCTTCTTCAATTTCAGGAATTTCTACAGTTAAAGCCATTTCAGTCTCCTAGTTTTGATTTGAGGGTTTCTACTTCTGCTTTCAACGTATTTATGGTATCATTTTGTTCTTTGATTGCTTCAATTAGTAGACCAACCAAGTTGCCATAAGCAACTTTCTTATAACCAGAATCATCTTCAGAAACAACTTCAGGAATAATTTCCTCAATTTCTTGAGCGATGACACCAATATGATGTGGTGATCCTTCTAAATCAGGACGATCATATTCAACACCACGTAGATTTAGAACTTTGCTTAGAGCATTATCAATTGTGGTGATATTTTCTTTGAGTCTAGCATCAGAACTTGAGGTAACTGTACCAGTTGCGGTAAAGTTACCAATAATATTTGCACCAACTTGAGTCCAACCTCCTACAGATCCATTCTCACAGGTTCTGACCCACATGTGACCAGCAGTTGTATTATTAGCTCTTGGATATGCCATCTCCAGCCAATAATGACCAGAAGAATAATTTATACCATATTGGGATCCAAGAGAAACTCTGTTTCTATACCATTGTGAAGATGTGCTGTTAGGAGCATTTGTATTTCCCTGAACATAATTCCAACCCCAATATGAAATACTAGCGTTGAAATCAGTGTAGGTACTATGACCAAACCATTGACCAAAGTTACCAGTCGCTGAGATGCCTTGAGTATTTAAGAATTGATATCCATCAACAGTGTCAGCATCTAGACCAGAACCAGCACCATCATTTCCAGCGTGCCAAATAGTATTTCCATTATAAGTTACACTGGTAGATAGTCTGTTATTCCAATAACCTTGAGATGTCCACAAAGAAACATCAGAAGCAACGTTCCATGATCCAGAAGAATTATTTGATGAAAACCAAGTACATCCACCACCATCAAGCCTAAACAAACAATTAGTGGCATCTGCAGATGCATGAATCCAAGAACCATCATCATAGTAAATACCAGAACTAATATATGTTTGTCCACTAGACCAAGGAAGAACTGCCCATACTGTATTATAATCACTTACTTTAGCAGCAATTGGAGAAGAGTTGCCGTCACCATTAACACTAAAACCAGGACTTCTGGAACCAATGTGACCACCAACAGCAAGTCTTGCGCTAGTAACTGCATCAGTATCAGATCTCAAGAACGAAGCACTGTTTAAACCATCTAATAAGTCAGCGTCTAGACCAGATCCAGATCCATCGTTTAAAGAATGCCAAACTGTACCTCCATTAATTGTTAAGTAACCACTGGTAGCATTTGTGGAGATCAACTCCATAATATAAGTTGATGAATCACCACTATGATATAATCTACCAAATCTTAGTCTACTTCCAGGACTAGTATGTTGGCAATTAATTTGTCCAACCATATTGGTGGAGCTGCCACCATGAGTAAAAGTAATTGATTTACTTTCACCAGCACCCCAGGCACCATCAATATCAATTGCTCTAGTTTCAATACCAGAACCACTAAATCCAATGTTTAGATATGCAAAAGTGTTTGGAGCGTTTGCACCAGTAGCTGTAAGACGTGTGCTTGCAGTTAATACTGTACCAGAAATAGCACCAGAAGATGATACAGATCCAACTGTAATCGTACCAGCACTGAAGTTACCAGAAGCATCACGTCTTACAATTCTGTTAGCGGTGTTTGTGGTGGCAGTTGAATAACCTTCAAGGAATGAAACGTTAAGGTTAGAAACCTGTGTGGTTGAGGTTACTTGTAGTGGTGCAGTTCCTTGTGCAACATCAGAGATTAGTCTGGAAGCTGTGACGTTACCAACAACATCGAGGTTGCTGTTGGTTAGAGTCATCATGCTGGTGGTTCCACCGTACCAGTTATGGACAGAACCTGTACTTGGAACTGAATACCAAAGTGTACTGCCTTGAATACCTAAAGCATAATCAACACTAGAAGCACTTAAGCCTGGATATAAGACTAACTTAGTACCAGCACTTCTGGTGGTAAATGTAGGAGCAGCAACACCATTAGCATTCCAAGAGATCCAGTTACCAGTAGAACCAGTCAGTTGAATAGAACCAGAGGTGGAAGAGAATGAACCGTTAGAAATGAATCTTGTAGCAGTGATATTACCAGCAGCGAAGTTACCAGAACCGTCTCTGGCAACAACCTTGGATGCAGTGTTGGATGATGTAGCATCAACTGCCCAGGTGGTGCTAGCAGAGTTGTTGAAGTTGCTGCCAGTTAGGTATGAACCTCTGGTTAGGGTGTGGTTAAGTGAACCTGTGAAGTTGTTAGCAGTAATGGTTCCAGTGCTTGCTGTGATGTTACCAGAGAAGGTAGCATTACTTGCAACTGTTAGAATGTTTGCAGCTAATGTTCCAGCGGCTTGGTTAATATTAGTGTTAAAGGTACTAATACCAGTTACAAGGAGGTTGTCAGATTCGGTAGTTCCTGTTACATTAATACCATAAGCAGCGGTTGCTAATTTCAGGGAGTTGTTGTGGTAGAGTTCTACTGATCCACCTTGAGTTGCAGTCACAAGTTGAGAACCATTACCACTTCCATACAATCTAACTTGACTATTTCCTCCAATATAAAGAACACCAGTTCCTACATCACGAATTACACTATTATTTTGATCATGATAAATTTGCAAATCCTCGCCAATACCAAAACTAAGAACGTCATCATCAAGAAGTTTTACATTATTTCTAAATGTGGAGATGCCAGTTATATCTAAAGTTCCACCAACTTCAAGGTGACCACTGATTGTAGATACACCAGATACGTTTAGGGTAGCAGAGTTAAGTGTGCTGTCACTCTCAAGCCAACCAATAGTGCTAACACCAAGGTTCTCAAAGTTACCAACAGTTAGTGTTCCATTAACATCTGCTGTCTGATATACAGCCTCACCAACGTTAACGAAATCTAGGAAGGTTGTAATGCCTGTGAATACAGCTCTGTTGAATACCTGTGTACCAGCAGTACAGTTGATATTATTATCAGAGGCATTAAAGGTAACAATTCCAGTATGTACAGTATTAATGTTGTTGATATAAGGAATTGTAGCACCAGCAGTACCACCAAGAGATTCAAAGAATAGAGAGGTTACAGAAGTAACACCAGTTACGTTAACATTGTTAAGTGTTGCAGTACCAGATGTGTGTCTGATGTTCTCATCAGGACCCGTGAAGGATACAATACCAGTGAATGTGGAGTTTTGTGATTCAAAGTTTACGGCAGTACCGAATCCAGTGATGTTGACGTGAGTGATAGCAGCACCAACTGCCTTAAAGTTACCCTGACCAGTTAGAGTCAAATCACCAGAAATAGTTGGTGATGTTACAAGGTCATAAGATGTTCCATTACCCTGTAGAATAGCACCTGCAGGAGGTAGAGCGGCTAGACCCGTACCACCCTTCGAGATAGGAATAGATGATGTAAAGTTGGATGGGTTTAGATAGTAAGCACCAGCCTGTTGTCCAAGAGTTGCAGCATCAACATCACCAGTTTGTGAATCCTTAATTGAAACCGCACCATCAGCACCGATGGTGAAGGTTGACATCTTAAATCTGGAAACACCAAGAGTTGAATATGTATCAATGGTAGATGCTACACGGTTAAGTGAAATCTGAACCTTACCGTAGTAAGTATTAATACCAACACCAGCAGGAGCAAGATCTGCTGTTGAACCAGTTGCACTAATTGGTTCAGTTGTACCAATACCAACTGACTTAGTTACCTTTTCGTATACAGAGTCACCTCTTAGGAAGGTCTGGTCATTAGCAGTTCCACTACCCAATCTGGTTGGTGAAAGAACACCAGAAGTAATGTTTGCAGCGTCTACAGTACCAGAAGCAAGAACTGTGTAGTTATCTTCTAGGTTAGATGAGGTGTTGATAGTACCATTGTAGATGACATTCTGTTTGGTGAATGTCATAGTGCCTGCATCATTCGATGAGGTAAGACCTACAGCATTGAATACTGCACCGTTAACAGAGATAACAGCATCAGTTCTTGCTTCGTGTAGGGTAAATGAGTTCTCTGTAACAGAACCAACATAGTAGAAGTTACCAGTTGTAATTCCTGTTGGAGCAGCATCAGAAACTCTGACTGAATCACCAGTTGCAAATCCGTGATTTAGGAAGATAATTGAGTTCTTATCAGTGTTAACACCGACTCTAACAATTCTCTGTGTTCCAGTACCACTTGTATCTAAATCAATCTTAGATGATAGTGCATAAGAGTTGTAAAGTTCAATAGAGGTAATACCAACTCTCTTAACATAGTATGCACCATTACCACTCAAGGTGCTGACAACGTTGCCACCATCATTATAGTAGTAAACAGGATCACCATCAGCAAATGTATTGACACCAACAATAATTCTATCGTTAGCGAAGTCTACATCACCACCAGTTCCTGCATCTGTAGGATCAAATGTTGCTGTATATTCTGCAGAAAGTGTAGTACCAACGCCAACAGCGTCACCGTCTTCAACATAATCAGGTAAAGATGCTGAACCAGTAAACTTCTGGTTATTTGTTAGTTTTAGATATAGTCTTGTCTCAATGTTATTACTTCCAATCGTTGCACTAAAGTTAGCGCCGCCAGATCTACCACCAAGTAGGTTTGGATCATTGATGGTAACAACATCACCATCAGCATAGTATCTACCACCATATACAAGAGAAACAGCAGTAACAGTACCTGCACCACCAACCGTAATAGCAGCTCTTGCACTTGTACCAATACCAGTTGATGTATCAAGAACGCAGGTATAAACACCAGGGTTAGTATAACCACTACCACCATTGAGTGTGTTAATGCTTAGAAGAACACCTTTAACAAGACCAGTTGCACCATATCCAGCGGATGTTGGTATAGTAACAATACCGATGGCACCACCAGCACTACCAGCACTAACTACTTGCTGACCATTATTATAGTTATAATCTCTAGTATTATCAGAAAGTTTTAGGAATTGACCAAAGACATCACTAACAAGAACAAATCCTTGAGAAGGTTCAAGAACTGTGTCACCATTTCTAATGTCAACTGGTGGAATTTGATCAACCAGTTCTGTCTTACCGCCAGCAACATTAGCTCTATAGTAGTTAACAACCTTTGGAGGAATCAAGTCAGCGTTGATCTGACCAGTTGCGTTTAGCTGAACAATAGCACTAGGAACTGCGTTAGTAGAAACAGTCTTATCAATTACGTTTCCAAGTCTATTGTTGAGGAATGATCTAACAGCTAACTGAGTAGAAATTCTGGAGTTTAGAGCACCACCAACTTCATTATCACCTAGTCCAATATCAGTGGAGAATTCTTCAACAGCAACACCACCAGACAGACTCAATCTCAAGGAGTCTAACTGACCAATGGTAACTTTGTTATTAAAGATAATGTTACCAGTTCTGTTGAACGCAGTAATGAATGAACCAATCTTGAAGTCACCAAGTTCGTTAGTACCTGAGGAGTAAACACGACCACCAAGGAAGAATACCTGTTCAGTTGCAGGATCGGTTACACCACCGTTTTGTGGTAGAGCATTGTAGTCAGTACCAGATCCAGAGTATTCCCAAGTGTGTGCAGAAGAGTTAACAATGGATGGTCTGTGGAAGTGGCAATAGTAATCTTCAGGAAGGTTAGCAACACCAGAAATTACGGTTCCTTCAGGTGTAGAATTAATCTTAGTTTCAACAGTTCTATAAGTACCAATTCCAGTAACAGTATCAATAAAGAACGATACAGGTGAACCTTGGTGGTCAGCAATTTGACCAGCTCCACCAATGCCTGAAATAGCAAAGAATCTTCTTGTTCCACCAGATTCTTCAACAGAAACAACAAGACTTCTGGTTGAATCAATATAAGTTAATGCGTAACCAACAGCATTACCACCAGATACTGATTGCGTAACAGTTCTACCAGAAATAAACTGTGGTGTTCCACCTGTTGCACCAATACCAAGTTCTTGATATTGAGAGTGCGTATTAATGATTTCTGAGGCAAAGAATTCTACGTTACCTTTCTGGAATGTGTTAATACCAGCAGGAGATGATTTAAGATCGACTAGTCTTGTAAAACTATCATCTTCATAAAGTTGGAATTGGTTAGCGTCAATGTAGTTGACATAATACTGGTTATCACTAACCAAACCTTCAATAACAAGTGCTGGAGAAGCATTTTCATCACCAATGTATAGAACTGTATCACCTTGAATAAATGCGTGACCAGAGATTGTAATTCTATCTGTTATAGTATTAACGCCAACAGCAGGGTTGAATGTTTCCTGTGTAACAACTGGCTTGAAGTTTGCAGTTTGATCACTTAGAGCATTATTAAAGAATCTGGTAACATAAAGATCTTGATCTGTTCTTCCAAGACCAATAACTTTAATTGTTTGCAGACCACCAGAAGTACCAGTTGCAGCAATTCTACCACGGTCAAATCTAAATGAGTTTTGACTGAAACCAGTAGATCTTAGTGCGTATAGACCAAAGTTTGTAGCAGAGTTTGTAATGGATAGATAACCACCAGACTGTGCAAGTGATCCATATCTACAAAAGATTTGGAAACACGAAACAACCTGTGAATAACCATCGTTAATAACACGCCAACCCAGACCACCGAAGGAAACCATGGTAAAGGCAGCAGCAACCATGGATTTACCAAATTCAGGTTGAGCACCTGCAACTGGGTTTTCACCTTCTTCTTCAATAACGGCAACGTTAGGTGTTACAACTTTAGAACCATCAACAAGAATACCATTCGCACCTAAGAATGATAGGATCGAACAGTTCTGAATATATGGAGATCTTGTAATTCTTGGTTGATCATTCTTTGTTGCATAACCAGTTCTACTTACTAAAGGATCGGCTGGATCATCAAATGCAACAGCATTATCAAACGCAAATTGTGGTAAACCAGCAGCATCGATGTTATCCTTCATCGCAAACTGCGTTACATAACAACCATTCCTGACCCTGAACAGGTCTTTACCTGCATTTTGAGGTCTAATGATTGTGTTTCTTAGGTTGTCACCGATGATAGCAACGTCTTCATAGAGAAGAATTGGGTTGTCTTCGGTGTAATCACCAGCCTCAACAAAGATTGCAATTGGTTTGGACAGAGTTGTTGGTAGTGATTCAGCTGGAGCTGCAGTTGTACCAATACCAATAACGCTGGTTACAATACCAACATAAGAACCAATAGCAGATACAACATCGGCACAACAATCAGCACTGTAAGAATTGCCAATGCCACAACCAGCATCATAAGCAATTGTTAGATCAAATGATTGTGAGGTGCTGAATACTGGAGATTGATATGATGTTGTAATAGCTACGTTATTGACAACATATCTTGAGAGGGTTTTAATATAATCAAAACCAGCAATGGTTTCTTCCTCTTCACCAGCAACAGCATTTACACCATTCCAGTAAGCTAGACCAGCCTCTCTAGATTTGGAGTTACCACCGAACGAAAGGTCATATACAATAGCATCAACAACATATCCAACGTCTCTCTTACAAGTTGTTTCGTCGTAGTCAGGATTTGCAAGAATTCCAGGATAAGTATTGGTAATAAAACCGACAACCTCATTCTGAATGAATGATTTGTTTACTTCGAGGAGGTTACCTGCATCGAGGAATCTACCACCAGGAAGTTGGAAAGATCTAAATGATGCTGCTTGTGCAGCTTTCTTGATTGTAGCGAATGGTTTTGAACGACCATCATTGTTGTCGTCACCATTAGCAGCAGAAACGTAATATCTATTTTCGTATAAACCTCCAGTGTTAAAACCTAGGATACCATTCTGTCCTAGAGTTAATACCTGACCATCAGTACCAAGCTTGGCTGGTAGAGTCAAATTATAAGACGAAACAAAGCCAGCATTCTGGCTAGGTGGTGCAATAGTAATAAGTTGTGTACCACTTTGAATTGCAACCTTTGACTGGAATGTAACAATGCCGATCCCACCAGTAGCAGGATCGACAGTAGAAACGATACCAATTGTAGTGATTCCTGACACTCTGGCGTGGGTGACAGTAGCCACGCCAGCATTAATATTCCTATTTACGTCTATAATTTGCTCGGTATCGAGAGAGATACCATGTTTGACTCTAAAATTCTGATCAGCCAAGGTTCACTATCCCCTTATGCGCTATATGTCTTCAGTTATTTATAACGAGGTCAGTCTGGTAGCTTGGAAGTTAGCGACGATTGTTGTGATTCCAGAAGCGCCGTAGATTGGGGTTACGACTAGAGCAATGTTTCCAGGTGGAACAGTGTTGTCAATCTGAACATCAAAGGTTGCAATGTCAATTCCTGTAGAAATGTTAGCGTATTCAGAATTGTATGCTGTGACACCATCATGGATAGACATAATCTTAGCAACTTGGTGTGTTACACCATAAGAAACTTGAACCGTGTATTCAACAGATCTGTAGTCAAATCTACCAAGTTCAGTGTGAACCTTAACAGCAGTACCAGTGCTTCTTTCGGTGGAAATTGTACCAACGAGAGTTGATCCATCCTGCTGAATGTTACCATAAACATGGAAGGCGTTTCTTGGAACGCTGGTGTTAATACCAACCGATCCAATACCAGAGGTTGCATCAGCAGTAATGATTGTACCACCAGCTCCAACATGTAGACCTTCATAAGACGTGCTAAATCCAGTGCTCTGAATATCTACATTATAGATTCTTGGTAATGTGGAGATTCCAGTAACGTCAAGATTTGCAGCTCTTGCAGATCCAATCGTAGCATCATCAGTATTTAAGATTCTAAAGGTTGCAATACCTGTGAAGTTAATAGCAGCACCAGTTAGATCAAGAGCATCTGTCTTAATTGTTGTTGCAAAGACATCACCGAAAGTGCTGACTCCAGTGATATTTGCACTAGTACCTTCAATCTGTGTAATTGTTGCAACACCAGTGGTTCTTAGGTCAACACTCTGAATTGAAGTTAGAGTGCTGATTCCAGTGTACTCAACATCAGTACCAGATAGATGTGTAATAACACCAACATTAGTATAGAGATTGATGACAGTACCAATACCTTGGAAGTCTAAGTTAGTACCAGCACTGATGTGTGCAAGTTCATTATTTGGCGAGATCAACAATGTAGAAAGTGTTGTTACACCAGTTACTTCAGCATCAGTTGCCTTGAAGGAAACTACAGTGCTGAATCCAGTTGCCTCAAAGTCGTTTGTGGTAAAGTGGGTTGAAGTACCAACATTGATGTTAAATTCATTAGCACTACCGATTCCACTGATGTAGAAGTTAGTACCAATTATGAAGCCGATGTCTAGACTTTCGGCATTCAAACTGGTGATAACACCAGAGTTGACGTTTAGAGTTCCAAGTGAAGTGATGCCAGATGAATAACCATCACCCCAATCAAGACTAGTTACGATTCCAGAATATGCACTGAAGGTGTTAATTGAAGTTGCACCGCCTACATATACATCTGTGGAGATGAACGTATTAATAGTCCCAATTCCAGTATAATGTAAGTAAGTTCCAGTAATATCAGTTGCAGTTGTTATCCCAGTAAATTGAGCATCAGTACCAATAACCGCATTGAAAGTAGAAACACCAGAAACAGTTAATGAAGTTGTAAGTGCAACGTTAGTTCTTGTAACTTCAAAACTACCAATTCCAGTAGATTCAAAGTTTTCGTTTAATAAGTGACTGATTGTTGAGATTCCTACAGAACCAATTCCAGTTGTGTAAATTTGTTTAATCTCACCAATAGTTGCAATGCCAGTTACATTGAGATCCGTGGCTTCTAGGTGAGTTACAACACCAACGTTAATATTAGCAGTATTGTGAGTACCAACGCCTAAAACTTCTAGAGATGTAGTAATTCCAGATAAGGTCGTAAGAACTGTTCCGATTCCACTATTGAATGTTAGATCACCAACACCAAATATCGTCGCAACTCCAGTATTAACTGTTAAAGTTGTTACATCTACTTGCGTAAAAGTACCAATACCAACATCAACATAAGTTGAATCTAAGTGTACAATTGTTGCAAAACCAACATTCTGTACAGTTCTAGCAAAACCAACGTTAGCTGTGGTTACTCCAGTATTTGTAGACTCAAAGTAAACACTCTCAGTTGTAACTCCTGCTGGAGATGATGTTGCTGTAGATAGCTCAACATATCCTAATGGATAATCACCAGTTGTTCCACCAATCGATACGATGCTGCTTGCAACCGAAACAAATGATCCAAATACATAAGTTCCAATGCCAACATAAGTTCCACCGATTGAAACTGATGTGGTATCAATTCCAATAAAGGTTGTATTTAAACCAATAAATGTTGCAGAAGCAGTGTTAGGTGATGTTGTATTGGTAGAGATGCTGATGATACCATCAGGGTAATTTACAAGTCCGAATACAGGATCAATGTAGCTGTATCCAACACCAACAGAAAGAACAGTTGTCCCAGCTCCAATATAATCACCGTTTAGCGTGTCACCAACTTCAACACCAACTGTATTAATACCAATGATTGTGGTGCTGATTCCTAAATGTGTTCCATCAACACTTAAAGCAGTTGCAAATCCTGCTGGTGGATTTTGGAACGATAAATTTGTAACTGTTAATTCTGTGGTATATCCAACATTTACATATTGTGTTGCAAAAGAGGCAATTCCGCTTGTAACTTCAATATCAGTGGCGTATAAAGAAGTGACAGTTGAAGGACCTAAGACATTTAATTCATCAATAGACCCAATATTTAAAGTAGTAGCCGATAATTGATTAAATGAAGCGATTCCACTATAAGTAATATCAGTACCTTCTAAGGTAGTAACGAAACCAGAGTTAGCAGTAACAATGCCACTAATGTCAATGTTTTGACCGATAGTATCAGTGGTAACTGTTAGTCTATATGTTGTGGTTGCAGCACTAACCTGAATGTGTTCTGGTAGAACGTCTCTTGCAGTTACCGCTGTTGCAACATTAATATCATTTGTGGTAATTCTTGTTGCAATTGTATTCTGAATGTTACCAGATACAATCGTAAAGTCTGTGGCAACACCAGCAATGATTGTAGCATTTGGAACTGTTAGTCTATTGCCATCATAGAAAGTAGTGCCACTATGCTTATAATCCTTACCACTTACAACATCGAAGTGTTCAGATGATGTCCAGGAATCGGTTGCATCACTCCATGTTAGGGTCTTGTTTGTCTTACCGTAAAGTAGTAGACCACCGCCATCTGATAGTACGTCACCCGTAAGATCGCTTACAAAGAGGATAGTACCATTATTTCTAACAGTGACTGTTTCTACAACAGTTGCAACACCAACCTTCTCTACTGATGCAGGGCTGAAGTAAATCGTTCCTACACCGATTTCAGTAATAACGGTTTCATAAGATAGGGAAGATCTAGTAACAACAATACTTGTAGTCGCAACACCTACAGCAGAGAAGAAGTAAGTATCGGTCGAAACTCCTGCAGGAGAAGATGATGGTGTTGATAGGGTTATGAAACCATTTGGATATGTTGCTCCAACTCCCTGAGAAGAAGCAATACTGACAACTGTAGTTCCTCCTGCGATATAAGGTCCAAATACAGTCAGTCCAGTCGTCAAACTGATTGTATTAACACCAAGAATATTTGTAGTAACTCCAATTAAAGTTCCAACTTCTTGTGCTGTAACTGGTGTCTGAGAAGGTTGATCAATCGTAATAGACGAATTACCAATTGCAACAACTGTTACACCAAAACCAGTGGCAGTATTTGATGGGATGTAATCACCAGAAATTCTATCATCAAGAAGAATTGTTGCTGTGCTAATACCAGTAATAACCGATGTATTAATGCCAACAAATGTACCCTCTTGAGAATCAATGGTGTTAACAGAAGATAGTGCAGCACCAACAATAATATTTGGATTTGAGGTATCGATACCAGTTAGTGAGGTATTTCCAGAACCAACAAGGATTGCGGTAATACCAATTCCAAGAATAACCTCAGAGTTATCTGTAGGGGCAACACTTAGAACAACGAAGCTAGCACCAATCGAAACGATAGATGAAGCAGCAGAAATTACGTTGTTAGAACTTGCACCATAACCAACGAATAATCCAGTAGTGTTAACACCTGTAACTGTAACTCCGCCGTTAGTATAATTAACGCCAGTTACTTCTTGTACAATTTCAATTGCAGTAGTGCCAAGACCGACTAGCTTGTCGCCAACTTCAACAACCGTTGAATTGATTGTAGTCTGAGTTCCATCAACATAGAGATCACCTCTAATTCTAACAGATCCAGTGTTATCATCAATTCCTGCAGGATCAAGAATAATTTGAGAAGGACCTGTAATGATGCCACTACTGAATGTAAAGTCTGCTAGAGTGCTAATTCCAGTCACTCTAAGTTGTGCAAAATCTGCACCGCTATCCGAATTAATAAATGGTGCGGTTAGAACACCACTAACATTTACGTTGTTTAGTGTTGCAGTTCCAGTATTAGTGAAGCTAGTACCGATTGCAGCATCATAATTTACTGTGCCAGTGAAGGTTGAAACACCAGTAACAGTGAAGTCTGATTCAATGTCTACACTAGAACCAAAGGTAGAAACACCAGAAGCTCTAAACTGGGTTACAGTAACTCTATCAGTATGAACTGTTGCTCCTGATCCAACATTAATTTGGTTTTCAGTTCCATCAAGAGTAATTGAAGATGAACCGACTGTTAGAACACCAACAACTCTTGCATCGCCGCCAACATATAGATCATTACCAATATACAGATCGTTTTGATAAGTTGAAACTCCTACAAATGTTGTTACACCAGTTACTTGTAAGTTATTATCTAGCTCTACATCACCAACCAGAGTTGATACACCAGCAACTCTTAGATTATTATCAAGTCTTACGTCTCCAACCAACGTAGAGATACCAGCAACTCTTAAGGTTTCGGAAATATTGGTAGTATCAAGTTCAGTTCTACCATCAACATCTAGATCACCATTGGCATCAATTGTACCAGTGAAAGTAGAAACACCAGAGACATTAAGTTGATCGGTATCAATCGTTCCATTTACATAAAGATCTCTCCACTGCTTTCCAGAAGTTCCCAAATCATATAGACCATCAGTGGTTGGAACAAGATTTGAAGCAAACTCACCACCAACTACAACATCATCAGTATCAGCATCACCAATATTGATTGTACCACCACGGAATGTTACGACACCAATAAACTCTGAGGTTCCAGTAACACCAAGATTACCACCAACATAAAGATCATTTTGGAATGTACTTACACCAACAAAAGTAGAAACACCAGAGACGTTGAGATTGTCAAGTTCGGTATGTCCATCAACATCAATAGATGCATTGATATCAATATCAGAACTGAATGTAGATAGACCTGCAACATCTAGGGTCTCTGCTACAGTTACAGAATCTAATTGTGAATGTCCATCAACATCGATGTTGGCGTTGATGTCAACATCAGAGCTGAATGTAGATAGACCTACAACATCCAGAGTTTCTGCTACGGTTGTAGAATCTAATTGAGTATGACCATCAATGTCAACATTAGCATTGATGTCAACATCTGATGCAAATGTAGATACTCCAACAACGTTAAGAGTCTCCGAAATGTTAGTAGTATCAAGTTCAGTTCTACCATCAACATCAAGATCAGCATTGATGTCAACATTTGAAGCAAACGTGGATAGTCCTACAACATCCAGAGTTTCTGCTACTGTTGCGGAATCTAACTGTGTATGACCATCAATGTCAATGTTGGCGTTGATATCAACATCTGAAGCAAAGGTTGATACTCCTACAACATTTAATGTTTCAGAAATATTGGTGATATCAAGTTCGGTTCTTCCATCAACATCTAGATCACCATTGATATCAACTGTTGATTCTAATGTGGAAATGCCAGCAACTCTTAGGTTGTTGCTTAGCATCACATCAGCAGTAAATGTTGATACTCCAGTTACTGCTACATTGCTGTCAAAAGTTGTATCTGAATTGAAGGTAGAAACACCAGCAACATTTAGTTCATCTTCAATTCTAACAGAATTTGTAAGTGTAGAAACACCAGCTACATTAAAATCACCATCAACTTCTACATGTGATACGAAAGTTGATACCCCAACAACATTAAGAGTCTCAGAAATATTTGTGGTGTCAAGTTCAGTTCTTCCATCAACATCTAGATCGCCATTAGCATCGATATTACCAGCAAATGTGGCGATTCCTAAGTTGTTGACATTTGTCGAAGTTAGATAGTCAATTGTTCCAGCAGTAGTATCGAGTGTTTCGATAGTACCGATGCCAGAAGAATTGACATTTGCTACTGTTAGTTGATCAGATCTTAAGACTTCTGTACCAGAAATCTTGTATGCTTTACCAGTTGCAAGGTCGATATTTTCTGATGATGTCCATGAATCTGTGGAATCTACCCAATTAAAGGTCTTATCTCCTTCACCAGATTCTAAGGTGATACCACCACCATCTGCTGCGGCATCATTAGCAGCGCCAGATCCTAGAACAATATTCTTATCATCGACCGTAACTGTCGTCGAATTTACAGTTGTGGTCGTTCCATCGATTTGGAGATCACCTTTAATAACAACAGTTCCAGTATTATCACCAACTCCAGCAGGATCAATGTTAATCGTTGCTGGACCACTAATCGTATCTGAAGTAACTCTAATCGCAGAACCTTCAGCACCAGTGTGGAATGCAGTTGCAGTTACGACACCAGTAATATTGATGTCACTGTTTAACTGTACATAAGATCCAAGAGTAAGTGTGCCGCTTACATCAAGATTAGCATTGATATCAACATCAGAACCAAAGGTAGAGATACCTGCAACGTTTAATGTTTCTGAGATATTTGTAGTGTCAAGTTCAGTTCTTCCATCAACATCAAGATCACCATTAATGTCTACTGTTGATTCTAATGTGGAAATACCAGCAACTCTAATGTTATTATCAAATCTGACATCACCAGTTAGGGTAGAGATGCCAGTGACTCTTAGAGTGGATGTAGTAGTAATTCCAGCAACATCCAGGTCACTGCCAAGCATTACATCATCGACAAGAGTTGATACGCCAGCAACTCTTAAATCATCAGCAACCATAAGGCTGCCAGTCATTGTCGATACACCAGCAACTGCTAGGTTGCTTTCTAATGAGGTATCTCCAACAAATGTAGAAACTCCAGCAACTCTTAGGTTGTTGTCTAATCTTACATCACCAGATAGAGTAGAAATTCCAGTAACTCTTAGGGTAGATGTAGTAGTGATTCCAGCGACATCTAAGTCACTGCTTAGCATTACATCATCAACAAAAGTAGAAACACCAGCAACTCTCAGGTCTGTATCAAATCTTACAGAATCAACAAATGTAGAGACACCAGTTACTTTAAAATCTTTACCTACATTAAGATTGCTACTAATACCAACACCACCATCAACTGTTAGAGTGCCAGTTGAAGGTGAATAAGATTCTTGCCCACCACTTAGATTAACTTCATAGTTTCTGATTGTGGTGATGCCAGTTGTTGCACCAATTACAATACTAGTACCAGCACCAGCAAAATTAACTGCACCAGCATTGGTATTGATTAGATTATAAGTCGTCTCATCAGTGATGAAGTTTGAATTCTGATGTAGAATCTGTCCCTGGAATGTGGAGAATCCAGATACATTCAGATTTGTAATTGTTGCTGTACCAGCGATATTAATATCACTTGTACTTGCAAGAGAAACAGCTCCAGTCTCTTGACTAATCTCAAAGATGCTACCAACTCTAAAGTTACCTTCCTGGTCAACTGACTGGAAGAATACTCTACCACCATTTAGCTGAATAGCTTCATTAGATCTGATTGTAAGTGTTGGATCTTGTGTGAATGTCTTACCTGAACCAACACAACCAAAGTTATATCCGAATAGTCTTAATTGTACACCAGCACCATCACCACGGACACCTAAAGTACCGAAGTTTGATGCAGCGCCAATCGCTCTAAGATCAGCACCAAACTTCTGGTAGTCTGCCCAAAGAATTGTGCTAGCAGTACCTACCTGAGTGACACCATCAGACTGGAAGATTCTGACATCTTGTGTTGATCCAATACCAACAGAATTAAAGACACCAGATCCCTTACCATTAATGGTTACATATGCACCATCGACAGAAGTAACAGTACCAATAGCAACTGCTGGGCCACCTTGGTAATACTTAATAACTTGGTTTGGTGTGATTGATGTAGAAACACCATCAAGTTTCAAAGTTACATTAGCAGTGCTACCAACACCAACTTCGCCAGATGAACCATCAATGGAAATACTAGCAAAGTAAGTGAAACAGTTAACCCATTCAGCTCTTGCACCATTGGTCATCTTTAGACCAGTCTGGTTTGGAGTGATAAAAGTACATTCATTGAAAAGAATTGCTGGTTCTAAGGTAGCAGAAGAAACTACACTACCATCAATTAAAGCACCACGACCAGCTACCTTTGAGGTGGGATAGTTATCAGCAGTATCAAAACCATAAGGATCAGAGGCACTGGTATCAGAACCTCTAGTTATTACAGTAACTCTCTGGAGATAAGGACTCCTAGTGGTCGTGACCATGTTAGGAGCAAACTTGAATCCATAACCAGTGTCAGCACTGGAATCATAATAGAAGTTTGTGATGCTAAGTTCTTGAACACCACACTCACCATTCAATAAGAAAGCATCGTTTCTTTCTGTTCCTGAGGTTGGTTGAATGGTTGTTGAACGTAAACCTTTACCACGGACAGTAACCCCTTGAGGCACGGTAAGGGGAAATACTTCAGTAAATGTACCAGAAGCAATCTCAATGGTATCACCAGCAGTTGCAACGGTTAAAGCCTTTGCAATCGTGGCAAACGCTGTGGACTCGTCTTCACCGTCGTTTGTATCTAAACCAGTCTCTGCAACGAAATATGTACTACCTGGATATCCACCACCAACACTAACAATACTTTCAGAACCATTATCTTTCTTTAAAAACGCCCTACCATCATAAGTATTAATAGCTAATTCGCCTAGCTGTAGATCACTTGTCGTAGGGACTTTGCCAGGAACAGCAGATCTTTTAATCCTAATTGGCGTGGACATGTGCCTTATTTCTCCGTGGTATAAACCTTTTTAGAGCAGTATATACTGCCAATTAACTATATTTAGACGGTGGAGAAATTAGGATGTTCTCATGATGTAGCAAAGAGCATAATATGGTGGAAGATTGGCATTTGTTGCTGAAGAACCCTCTGTGCTAATGGTATGAGCATGAGATCCAGCATTTTGCAATGTGTGGGTATGACCACCAGCAGAACCTGTATTTGAGTTTGATTGATTAACAGCGTCACCAGATCCAGAACCTGCCTGGTCTTGTCCACCAGAAGGAGCACTAGTTCTTGTATATGTGTGGGAGTGATCGCCAACTGCATCAATAGTGTGATTGTGATCACCATTAGCACTTGCTGTATGGGTGTGAGATACTAGAGTTGCGTTAGCACTACCACCAGTTGCATTTACTGCATAAGAATTCCCAGCACCAATAACAAATCTATCTTGTAAATTTGGTGTGGCATAACCATTTACTGTCGATCCATCACATAAAGAGAAGCCATCGGGTACAGATGCAACTGATCCGTACCACATAATAATCCCACCAAGGGGAACAAATGCTTTCTGCAGATCTGAAGCTAGATCTGCAGTTTGAATCTTACCATCCGTGATTAATTCTACTGTTGTCTGTGACATTTTTTTAATTTCCTCTATTAGTATTTAATGACTGGGAGTAGACCGTAATATGGAGGTAGGTTTGCATTTGTTGCCGAAGAACCTTCAGTGCTGTTGCTAACTGAAATTCCAGTTGTAGCAGAATTAACAGTGATTCCAGTTGTAGAAGATCTAGTAATAACACTATTGTTACTAATAACACCATGATTTCTATTACCAGCACCTTGGGTGATTCCACCAGAGTTAGGATTCTCAAGGTCTTGGTTAGATCTATGATCATGACCAGGATCAGTAATTCCATGAGAGTGACCAGAATCAGTAACACTTGCGGTGTGAGTGTGTGATACAAGAGTCGCATCAGCATTACCGCCGCTGGAACCCATTGAATAAGCACTTCCAGAACCAACAGCGAATCTATCGACTAGGTTTGGTACGTTGAAGGTAGAAACACCGTCACCAGAACCATGAGATGTGCCGACAACAGCAAACAGTGCTGCATAAGTGCTTCTACTTACAGCTTGACCATCACATACAAGGTATCCAGATGGAGCAGATGCTGTTGCAAAGTAGAATACAGCACCAGCAGGAACATAAACTGGAGTTGCCCAATTAACACCGAGAGGTGCAGCAGAATTAGCAACCAGTGCTTGTCCATTAGAACCAACAGGAAGGATTGATGCAGAATTATCACCAGATGCAACAATTAGATCACCCTTAGCATTCCATGTTGGCTCAAGTGTTAGTGAACCTTGACCACCCATGGCAATCAAGAATGCTGGTACTCCACTTGGGGGAGGAGTGGTAAATCTAATCGTACTTGTGTTATTACCACCACTTTGTACAATCAAGAAGTCAGTTCCTGGCTTTTGAATTACACCACCAAGAGAAACAAGAACGTTAGCAGCACTTCCAGAAGGAACGAATGGAGAACCACTGATATTCATTGTGAAATCAGTTAGAGATCCATTAAAGGAAGATGAAATGTCATCAATGATTAGTGAGTTACCTAATGGATAATCACCAGTAACTGCGGCAGCGTTTGCAGGAGTAAATCCGAGAGCACTTGTAACTTCTGCCGAGGTCAATACTGCATCATCACCATTTGCTTTGAGGAAGTGTGAAGCAATACCAGTTCTCTTAACAAACTTGTCAGCAGTCGTAATTCCAGTAACGTTAACGTTATTAGAGAAGCTACCAATTCCGATGACTGTCGTTACTCCAGTGATTGAAACATTGTTAGTAACAAATAGATCCGATACTGTGGTTACACCAGAAACTGTTAGTCTGTTTAGTGCAGCAGTTCCAGCACTTTGATCGATATCACTACCAAATGTAGAGATTCCAGTAACATTAAGATCTACAAGATCTAGTCTTGGAGTATCGAGAGCAGTGAAGGTGGCAATGCCAGCGGTTTGTTCAATATTTCCACGGAAAGTAGAAACACCCAAACAGTCAATACTACCGAACGTAATATCATTGAATAGACCACCGTTGTCGAAGGTAACAATACCAGTTACTCTCAACTGCTGTACAATAATACCACCGTTTCTGATATCAACCAAGTCTCTTGGAGTTGTGGTGTTGATACCAATCTGATCTGGAGTGATGAAGTTAGAATTAGCAGATCTGCTGACTAGACCAAATCTTCTCCAGTTGTTAGAACCAATGTTTAACCAACCAGCATAACCACCAGAAACTGTTCCTGTAGAAAGAACAACATCACCTTGAGTTCCAGCAGTGGTTGGAGTGGAAATTCCAACAGTTAAGGATCTTGTTTGTGATGCATCACCCTTGATTAGATATTGAATTGCTTCAATACCATCAGCAGAGTTTGAAGTGATCTTCTTATAAGCGTTGATTGGACCTCTAAATTCAGATGACTGGAAGTTACCAGGACCTCCATTAACCTGAAGTGTATTGGCAATTGTTACGTCATCAAAGCTTACCGATAGGCTAGAATCAGCTTCGCCAATATAGGTTTCGGTAGGAATATTGATAGAAGCTTCTTTACCACTGACAGGATCAATGATCTTGTTTCCGACATAGAATTCACCAGCATCATTTGTTCCAGTGTATGCTGTAGTACCACCGTCTTGCTTGATTGATTGTGCAAGAAGTTGATCTTCTCTGGTTAGATTTCTATTTTGTCTTTGTGGGAAGGATACAGAGTAGTTACCATGACCGAATCCAACATATTCAAATGTATGACCAGAAGCACGAATAATAGAATGTCTTCTTAGTTCTGTTGGAACTACCTTAATTTTTCTAGCAACAGATCCAGACTGGTGGAAGTTTGGTCTTGTTCCAAACTGACCTCTTAAAATACTGAAAGTATTTAATGTTGGATTTACAGCTCCACTAATTCTAACAATTTCATTGTCAATTTGCAGATAATCTCCAGTGCTAAAGCCAACTACATCTTCTAATTCTAATCCTGATGAAGTTGTTGAAAGACCGATAGAAGAAACTGTTCCAATTCCAGCATAGAATGGAATCATTCTGCTTCCTAATTTCTCATCAATTGCACTAGTAGTCTCATTTTGAGACGCTAAGCTATCTCTGAGTAGGAATACATTTCCGCCAGTAAATGCTGCCGTATTAAATCCTACACCACGATAGAAAGTGAAGCTAGTGATTCCAAGTCTTTCTCTTACAGTATAGTTTCCATTGTATACTGTTTGTGCAGATCCAACAATGCTGAATCTGTTACCTACAGACAGACCGTGTGCAGATGAGGTGATTACTGTTACAATGCCGCTGGAGACATTAGTATATTGAATATCGGTGATATCTTTGGTTTCATCACTTACATAGAAGAAACCAGAAGATGATGTGTAGATTCCAGGATTGACTGATGAAGTTACCGTAACAGATCTAGAACTTGAAACACCAGAAATTCTAAAGAGTCCATTATAAGAACTGTCGTTGCGATTGCCAGTGGTTCCAACACCAACGACTTCTAAGGTATCACCTACGTTATTGTTAATGTCCGAAACGGTTACAACAGCAGCAGACCAATTTGCCTCAGTTCTTACACCAACGATAGTCATTGTCTGACCAATTCCGTAGGCAGAACCACCATCAACAAGTGTTACTCCGTTGACAGTACCACCAGCACTGACAGAGATGTTGACAGTAGCACCTTCACCAGTAATTCCAATACCGATTAGGGATGCATTGTATAGAACAGTGGCAATACCAGCATAACCATAATTAGTACCAAACCCAGTTAGGGAGAGACTCTTAATAGAGTTTAGACCGTGCTGAATGTCACTATAGTATGTTGTGATTCCAGAGTCATGTTTTGCATTAGTTACAGCAGTACCAACTCTAATGTCTTTATAGAATGTCTCAACAGTTTCTTTGGTTAAACTGTGTCTTCTATCGTTGACGCTTACTTTACCAAGTTTCTCATTAGATGCATAGCTAACAGTTGAACCTGGATCGCTATTATAATTATCTCTATCCCTTGTTGGATATAGGAATGCTGGGTTTTGACCGTAGTTGTCACCAGTGAAATAAGTATCAGTTGGTGAAACGTTATTGGCAAGGCAAGTTACATGGTAAACACCATCTGACTTATTGAAAATTTGCTCCTGTAGAGTATCAATTGTATAGATTGTATAGGTGTTTCTAAAGGATTCTCTCGATACTGTAGGAAGATTCTCGTTTCTTGTTGAAGAAACATCAATTACAGCACCAGGAGTTGAAGAAAGATTAACGGTAAATCCTTTATCACTAGTAACCCCAACAACAGGGAAAGTACCATTGAAACCAGAGTTTGCTGCACCAACTGGATTGTTTGCACTTCTAATATTGTTAATCTTAATGTTGTCACCAACATTAAATCTGTGAGGTCTTTCAGTAACTACTGTACAAATGCCTGCAGATTGATCGTGTGATACTGAATGAACAATTTTTAGATTTCTTCTTTCAGTTGCATTTTGTACACCAGCAAATTCAGACGCAGCACTAACACCTACGGTCTTACTTTCCTGGATGATGTAACCAATCGAAGGTGGCTTAGCATTTGCTGCAGTTGAACCATACTCCTTTGGAATTACATATCTGAATCTGTAGATGCGATCTTCTACGCTTCTGGTATCAGGTCTTCTGTTGATATAAGTCTTAGAACTTGAATCTGTTAAGAATTGTCTATAAGTAATGAAGTCGCTATGAATTCTATTCTTAACAGGATCGCTAGAAGATACGATATACCAATTCTTATTAACAGTATCGTATTGAACTGGGTGTCCAAAATCACCAGGAGTCTTATCGGATACTCTACTTACAATTGTTAGAACACCACCTTTAGTATTATCAAAGGTTACAGGTACTGGTGTTCCAGTAATTGCATCATTTAGACTCTTGGCTAGTTGAACTTGGTTAGTCGCTAGACCACCAGTAATTGCAAAGTAAACAGTATCAGCTTCCATTCCATCAGGAACAGCGCCATTATCACTGAATACTCTTACAGATTCACCATTGAATAGTTTGTGATCAGTCTCAAGGTTAAGGGTGTTGTTTGAAGTGATGCTGTTAGCAGCACCGACACGAATAACCTTATATGACTTTTCACCAGAAGGCCCATCAGTGGCATCTGGAGTTGGCATCAATACAGGAGCAGTAGCAACAGTCTCTGCAGAACCTGTAGAAACAAGAACATTCAATAGTTCATCGCTCTTGGCACCAAGTCTATAAGAACTTAGGATATATGGAGGTGCATTGTCTGGATCAGTGAAGTCATAGCAATATAGTCTTGAGGTTGTTCCAACACCTGCGGTTGATGTCGATAGACCAACATCTAGAGAAACCCAGGTAATTGGATCAACTACATCATCAGAATCTTTTGGTGGGATAACGTGTGTAATGTAACCTACGTCATCACGATCGAATGACTCCGCTCTATAACCTTTAGATACTAGTGCTTTTGCACCAAAGTTAGAGTTAGAGTTGGTAATTGACAAGTCACCACCAGACTCTGCTAGGAAGTGATTTGCATAACCAATAGCAAAGATAGAAACGCACTGAATGAATGAACCATTAGCAGCACGAATATGATAGTTACTATATTCTGGCTTATAGATTGCCCTAGAGTTTAAGTGTAGTGGCTTATTAGCATCAGAAGTGCTATTTTCATCTTGATAAGTACCAGAAGTCTTATCATAGATTACGAATGCATTATCATCTTTCTGAAGGCTAATACCAGTAAACTGTGCAACAACCACAGATTTGAAACCAGTAGCCTTACCACCATCAGCATTCAATCCGCTCATACCAAAGACGGATCTCATGCTACAGTTGAAGATGTATGGTGAAGCACCATTTACAGTATCTGGCTCAATAACAAGATTTTCAGCACCATTTAGAAGAACACCAGTTCCTGATGGAGTTGCACTTGCTCTATACTGGAATCTGGTAGCACTAGCAACACCAACTACAGTATAAGATCCATTGTAGACTGTAGAAGTAAAACCACTGATTCTAATAGGATCATCAATGTTTAGACCATGGCTGGTTGCAGTATCAATGGTAACAAGGTTTCCAGCATAACCTACGCTAGAAATTCCAATGTCATCAGCAGTAAGAGCACCAACAATCTTGAATTCTGGAGTGTTAGGTTCAAAATCTAGGGTTGTTGGGAAATCTCCAATTGCTCTACCAGAGCTATCACCATATGCCTCAGCAACTTTATAATAGTACATGCTGAGGTCAGTATTCGTTGATGAAGTACCGACACCAACTCCGTTTACACCATCAGCATACTCAAATACTGCTAGTTTGTGGTGAGAGAACGTAGGAGTCTTTGTATTTCCAGCATAATCATAGTATACTGAACTGTTGATGTCACCATCAAATATTGAGAACTGCCAGAAATAGCAACCACCAGTGATTTTGAAGATTGAAGTGCTGGTGATGCCAGCAGTTTCAGGTTCTGGGACAAACTTAGGACGAATTTTGGTCTTACGAAGGTCTAAACCAACAATCGATGTTCCTCTAGGAACGATTACACCACCATGAACAGAGTTGAACTTATAAAGATCGTTACCAGGATCTTGAATGTCATAATTGGTGTTTACTGTTAACTCAGAAAGAGTTGCAATATTACCGTTTACATCTCTAAACTCTGCATTTCCACCAACGTTAGCTACAGAAAATCCAGGTCTGTTATCAATCTCGTATGTACCTGGATATAGTAAGATGGTTGTCTTATCAAATTTATCGTTGTTCTGACCAATATTATACGAGAATCTTGCTGCTTCAAGTAGTGCTCTTTGGATAGTTTTGAAAGGTCTCGTTAAGGAATTACCTTGGTTTTCAATACTATCGGTCGCATCTAGATCTGATGGATTAACGTATAAAATGTTTCCGTCAGTGTTCTTTAAGAAATTCTCTAATCTGCTTAAAGGCATGGAAATATAACCATAAAGGAGCTGTTATGGTTTATTTATATTCATACAAAAAATCGAGTTATTTATTTTTTAAGTATTCCACAGCCATCATAAGACTATCAAGATTGTCTCCCAGAAGACCCATTCCTGTATTACAAGGCTCACATAACCACCCCCTAAATTGATTTGTTTCTTGATCATGATCTAAACAAAGATTTTTTTTGTTACCAAATTTAACTGGTGGTTTTTTGCAACAATCGCAAATTTTTGGCATTGGCGGAGCATTTTTACGAAGTTTATCTCTCAATTTCGCAAGGTTTTTTCTACATGTTTTACATGTACTATCTAAATTATCATGATAATGGGAATGTTTAGCATACTCTAAAATTGGTTTTTCAGTTTTACATTTTAAACACACTTTAGTTTTTATTTTAGAATTATCTTCTATTCCAGAAAGTTGAAGTAAATTCATTTTAATATATTTTATATTATATAAAAGCCCCCGATCCGATTTGAACGGACGACCTGCTGTTTACAAGACAGCTGCTCTACCACTGAGCTACAAGGGCGTTAATCAACGGGTAACATTTCAGGATTTTCTAACTCAACATCAAATAACATTGGATGACATTCTTCGTCAATCAAGTAAAATGATGATTTGTATAGATCTTCTGGTTCGTAGCTACATTCGTTGTTTGCGAGTTTAATTAACTCTTCATCATGAATTGATTCATCAGGAAGTTCATCAAATGTGAAAGGAACCTGATTTATGAAATACATCTTCACTATCATAGTGCCGTTCAAATACCAGCAATATGCAGTGTCGATTCGATATTTCATAAGCTTCATTGCTTTGGGTTATTTAGTGTTTTCCAAAAAACCTTTTTGGCAATTTTTTGGGGGAATTTTTTTCCCGCCTTTTTTTGAATCAAAAGTTGATTTTGACTCAGATAGGAACGGTCGGACTTGAACCGACATGGGCGTAACGCCCGACAGATTTTAAGTCTGGTGTGTCTACCACTTCCACCACGCTCCCATAAAAACTCAGAAGAGTTTGAGTTGGTTGTTACATTCTGCCACATAGGTAGATGGATGGAAATTACAGTACTCATTAAAAGTAATCTTCATTTCCTTGTTAGTTAGTTTAGCATGTCTTGCTGCTTTTGGCAAGTTCCACTTTGCAGTGAACAGCATTTCCATTGCTTCTCTGGTTTCTTGTCTCATAAGAATTAAAAAATTGATGGCGGGGGAGAATGATCTCCCCCAGCACTTCCTTCACACGGACTCACATATTATAGCAGATCATTCTGTGTCTGTCAATACCCCGATGAAGTCCTGACCAGGATAATCCTTAATGGTCTCACCCTCATACTCGACGATCAGGTTTTCGAGGTCTTTTCTTTCAGCAAACACTGTATAATAACAGTAGATCTTTGTAAGCTTCTCAGATCCAATGATGATCTTGTCTGATTGAACTTTCTTGACATATAATGTTGAATCTGAATACTTATAAGGAGTCAATTGAACTGTAATGGTTGACTCGTCCACCAAACCACTCCAGTAATCTGGAAGTTTGATTACATGCTCCCCATCCAACTTACCTCTATAATAAACAGCAATTTCAGGGCCTTCAAGAGAGACGTGACGTAATCTATGACCATCTTTGGTTGGATGTTTGATGTCAAACGGTTTTGCAGGTAGTGCTTTTGCTAATGCAATTTCAGTAGCAACATCACCAGTTCCAGTCAAAGTAATTGCTGATACTGTTAGTGTATTTGTGATTCCAACTGGACTACTAAAAGATGCTGCTGCTGTAAATGCAGCGGCTCCAGAAACTGCTAGTGTTGATGCAATTGATGTGGCGGCGTTTGCAAATGATAGTGTTCCACCACTCAATATTACGGTTCCTATTGTAGCAGCTCCAGTAATAGAAACACCACCAGTAATAGTTAAGAATCCCGTTACTGTAGTTGGAGCGATAACATTTAATAAACCACCTTTAATATTAGTGATAGGACTTGTTACATCTATAGTTGCAGCTGCAATAATATTATGACTTAACGCACTGACTTGCAAACCTATCCCAGGAAACGGTGCAATACCATCACCAAGAGCACTGATCTTTAAAGCTGTTCCAACTGCATTTAATGATGGAATAATATTAACTACAGATGTTTTGGGGAAAAGAGGTCCCATAATGCCATCAACTAATGTACCACCAACAACAAGAGGCCCATTAATCGTTGCAAGACCAGGAAGTTTTAAAAGACCTACGCCTGGTAAGAATGTTGGATCGGATAATCCAACATGCAAACTATTTTCTGCACATAAAGATGGGAAATTCATTATAACAATCCTCCTAGTCCTGTTAAGCTATTAATAATAGTTCCACTTACACTTAAAATTGATTTGGAATCAACTCCAGAACCACCGATTGTCATCCCTCCAGTGATACTCAAGAATGATTTGCCACAAATGTCCATTGCTAATGATGCATTCATATAAACATTTGTAGCATCCATTTTTATAGTGTCCTTTGAATCAAGATTGATATCATTGGATGCAATAATATCAATGTTACCATTGCTAGAATTTTCTGTCTCAGGGCCTGATGCAGCAACTACTATATTTCTTGCAGACAAATACAAAGTACCATTAGGTGCTTCTATTAGAACATCTCCCTTCTCTGCACGAATCCATTTTGCTGGGATATGTGGTTGACTAGCATCTGCATTAGCTGATAGTTCTGTGCCAACTACTTCAATCGATGCTTCACTAACAGTCTTTACATTTCTACCACTCTCAGCATAAATTTCACCATCACCATTTTGACAAATCATAGAATGGTTTACCTTTCCATGGACAGGAATGGTATTGCCACCGTCTACTCTGTACGTCGATTTTATTTGTACTGTCGGTTTTGTCATCTTTGAACACAATCCACAACGTTAAGAACTCTACCTACACCGAACTCGCCAGCGTCTTCTTTATTTACCTCAACAAATCTGAAGACTGGTTTCAATACTGCACCAGCACCATCCAAACTAACAACTTGAATCTCTGGGACTTGTGTAAATCCACCACCTTTGTTTGTAACCTTGACCCCAATAATTGAACCATTTGGGCCAAATTGCAATTCAAACTCTGGAAGATCAACTACTCCAATATCATTATCACCTGGGATTACTACGATTGCAGTGTTCTCATCATAACCAGAACCAATATCATCAATCTCAACACTATCAATAACCGTCACATAAGAATTTGAATTGATATCGTTGTTTCCTTCAGAAGGAATACTAACTTCTTCAGAACCATATTGTTGTGTAGTTTGATTGTTTAGATATCCATACCCAGGATCATCAATAATAATTCTAGTCACTCCACCATTATCAAGTACAGCTCTTGCCCTTGCATTTTGTCCCTTACCACATCCATCAATGATAGAAACGTATGGGAGTTCAAAGTATGCTTGACCAGTATTTAAGATATTAGCACCAATTACCTGACCCAAGTTATTAACAATTGCTTGTGCAGATGCTCCAGATCCACCGCCACCTAGAATTTGAATGCTTGGTGGGCCACATCTCAAGATGTCACCACTACATCCACCAAATCCAAAGTCAACATCTCCAAAGAGATCTGGATTCTTTTTCTTAAGATCATTGATAAGACTTCTAGCGCCAGCAGCGCCTGCCTTATTCATAATCTTATTGAAGTTATCTATCTCTTGTTGTGAAGGGCCATATCTTGTGGTGAACTTTTGAGGTGGTTGGCAATTTCTCTTCTCACAATCAAACAAGCTTCTGATAAATCCAGCAACGTTAAGTGCCTTACTCATGATTTCATTTGCTTTGCCCAATGCACCACCAAGGAAATTGCTTAGTTGATCTAGTGTTGGGCCAATAGCATTTGCAAAGGAGTCAAACAAGTCTCCGAGCATTTGACCAACAAAGTTGTCAACAACACAAGATGCTGCATTGAGAACTTGACCAACCATTGATTGTAGTTGGTTAATTACATAAGAGAATATCTTCTTGATAAATTTCTTAAACAAACAGTAGATTGTTGTCAGTAATGTTCTTACCTTTTGCTGCGCTGCTGATTGTTTTGGTTTTGGAAATAGTGTTGAGATTAATCCCTGAAGTTTTTTCGATACTTGATCAAAAATATACTTCATCCCACGCTTGAACAAACCTGTGATAAGACCAGCAATTAACATGCCAATCTCTCTGATTTCTCCAGCAATGCTACCAAGTTTATTCGCAACTCCACCAACATAAAGATTAAGATACGCTTGGTATCCTTGCATTCTCTTCATGAAGTCTTCAAGAGCACTTGTAATCTTTGAGACTTCATCCTCTTTACAAGGATTGGGTGGTATAGAAACTTTATCAGTTGCTAGACAGAATTTAGCAGTAGCTTTGTCTGTGTCTTCAGGGATGTATCTCGCTTTATCATCAATTCCACAAGTTCCTTTCTTAGGATTGACTCCCGTACTAGTTGTACTTCCAACACCAGTTCTGACATTTTGACCACCTAGAGTTTCTCCACCAACTCTAATGGTGTGATTACCTCTCTTGCCTGGAGGTAGTGTTGGAAGAAACTTTGTACTCTTATTTGTTTTGACCTGTGTCAGTGTTTGTAGATTCTGAATCCCAGATCCTTTGTATAAAGAACCGACGATTACTGGTTGCTGCCCCTCATCACCATCTAGGAAAAATCCAAAGACAGTTTCTCCTCCAACATATTCATGGGAAGTTCCTTCACCAAGAGTACCATTAGCCACTCCAGGAGGAACTAAGATATGTGCCCATGGCAAATCTACGTCGGGAAGTTCTCCACCATTCGCAGTGTGATACCCAAAGATTCTAACCTTTACACGATTATAATACAGAGTTGTATCTTTCTTTCGTGCAGATAATTCTTGAGTATTAGACTTTGATGTGTCTGGTAGAGCAATCTGCCCAAGCCACCACACAAAACCATCTCTTCCGAGATAGTGTGTTCTAACTAATTGGTTGGAGGATTGATCTAAAAACATCAGTCGTCGTATACTCTACATTCTAGGGCATCTGGATTTGCATCACAATAAAGTTCTAAAGGAGTTGGATCATGCTCATCACCAGGATGACGCTCTGCATATGCTTCCAAATCTTTTAGCTCTTCTTCAGTATGACGACGCATCTGTGGTGAGATGGTAGGATTATCAAGAATCTCTTTGTCTTTTTGAATGTGTTGTTCGATGTTTTCCATGTTATGCTACCTGAGTTTTGATTTCGTAAGAGTCTCTAATTAACTCAAGACTGGTGTAACAAGTTTTGCCAGCAAATGCATGGTGCAATGCAGATATCATATAACGTCCAGAGTTTTGAGAACCATAATTTTTATCTTTCATTTGTGAAGCAGTTTCAGGTATTCTACATTCGATTACTTGACCAGCTCTTAATGAAGGATTGCATGGTATTGTTATTTTTAATACCTGTGAGAACAATAAATTGTACCTCACAACAGCTTCTGCTTGATATTTAGGTAGGTCAGGATACATTGTATCCTTGCTAAGTTTACCAGTCTTATCTAAATTACCAACGTCCAACGATCTAACATAATATCTAGAAGGAAACTCTTGAATGTTTCCTGGTAGTGGAGGATAAGACTCTGTAAATTTCTTAGCAGAAGTTGCAATGCTCTTATTATACTTCTCTTTTAATTTAAAGTCAACACTCTTAGCTTCATTTGTATACATGTTGTAGAAGAATGTATTGCTCGAATACATTCCAAGTCGTAAAGAATTCAGTACATCATTATTTTTCTCAACATAAGATGTAAGTATTCTAAACTTATTATTTGGATTGTTTGCCGCTGATGCTTCGTCTTGTGTATAGATCTCTTGAACATCTCCACTCAACAACGTGTTGATACTCTTAAAGACATATCCATCTTGAGTTTCAAAGAAAAAGTATCCAGCAGATTTCTTTTCACCTGACGAAACTGCCTTTGGCATCAGGAAAGTAAACAAATCAAAAGGTCTTTTACTATTACCAATGAAGGAGTACTTGTTAGAAGTTTGTTCGGTCTCTATCCTTTTAGTACTCTCTAAACTCTTAAAGATTTTCTCAACCGTTGTTGCAATATTACCATCAAATCTATTTGAGATCCTTTTAGTTTCATTCTTTAAGGTTTCAAGACTTACAAGTTCTAGATTGAATGCCGTCTTTCCAGAGTCCTTCAAAACTTGCATACTTCTAACTCTGAAGTTGACTTTAATTTCATCTTCAGAAAAGTCTGTGACCTTGACACTTCCAATTACTTGTTCTCCACCATACAACTCAATCTTCCCACCGACAACATCAGTTGTCATGAACTTTAGATTTGCAGTAAGTCCAGGAGACTTTACGTTCTCATAAAAAGAAAAACTGGAAATAGAATTTGATCCCAAATCAATTTCTGTTATTTCAGAATTTGATTTAAGAAGTTTGATTTTAAATTTACCGTATTCAAAACTATTTTCTGCGGACATTAACCAGTAGGTGTAATAAAGAACGGATGCGGTCTAGATGTATTTAGTGCTATTCTTCTAGGTGCTGGTGATAGTGGAGGTTGAAATATATTTGGTGGTTCTGTTTGAGATTGAGGTTCCACTACAACAAGTCCAAACTTAGATCCAGTTGTACTTTTACTTATCTCTTCATAACTAATAGTCTGCGCTGGTTCAGCAGATCCACCACCAACATATTCAAAGTGAACTTCATCATTTGGAATAGCCATCCACTTCCAACCATACTTCATTCCATTCTTAGTCATCCAATTCCAACCAGCCCCAGTCTCAATATCCAAAGCAATGCCTAGACCGTGTGGTGATGTTCCAGGTTTGGCAACAACAGCATACTTGCCAACTAATGCTTCCTGGTGTTTATAGCTTCTGTATGCGCTATTAATCACTATCGTTATGTTCTCAACGGCTGCTGCTTGCTGTGCTTCTATAAATGCCCGTGCTGCATCGGGTCTCAGGTAGGCTGTATTTCCATACCAATAAGGACCCCCCTCTGGGCTACTTGATAGTTGTCCTACAGCAATTAGCTGGCTAGGAGATAATTTTCCATTCTCACCAGTCTGATCTTCATCTTCAACTTCAGTATCATCAGATGGCATACTGAGGGATCCTGCAGTAGCAAGTGTTGGTGCTCCCATCAATGCTGTCATTAAAGTTCTATTTACATCAAGATCTTTTTTTAATTCTCTTTCATTCTTATCCTCTTCTAATCGGACTCGTCTTACTTTTTGTGCAGTTGTCTCTTGCTGCTCTTCAATATCAGAATCATATTCTTCTTCAACATCCTTTATGGATCTGCTGACAACTTTCAATAAAGACTCCGTTGTTTTAAAAGATGCATTCAATCTAGTATAAGTATTCTCAACATTTTGAATCATGCTGGATATTCTTCCCAGCTTAATCTGAGACTCTAACAGGTCTCTTTGTATATCTGCTGCGGTTATTTTAGCCATCAGTATACTAAGCAGAAACGACATTGATAGAAAGTGCTACTGCTGCTGGGTATGGATCCAATCTG